ACTTCTTCTACTGGTACAACTTCTGGTACAAGTATGTCTGATGTTGTGATGTTACCTTCTGGTACTGGCATTACTTCTTCTCCTTTATCCATTGGGCTAAGTCCTGAATGACCCAAGCCTGATCTATTGATGCGTTGCGACGCTTAACTACAACGTAGGAAAGAGGAACTTCCCCAAGACCTCTAGCCTTTGCGTAGTTAAGCGCCTCAACTTGTGCTTCTCTCCAGAACTCAGGCAGGGAAAGGGTCTGCCTGTTCTTGAGTTCAAGGATGTAGGTTTCTCCAGATATGATAACAACCATATCTCCCTCATCCTTTGCCCCAGCTTTTGTCAGACGTTCTGCCATAGCACCCGCACCGCGAAGCCACTTCATAACATCTGTCTCAAACTGAGAACCTTTACGTCCATTCTTGTTAGCCATAGACACTGCTTTCCGTATTAGCACGAAGGTAGGCCCTACCCTGTGCATCATCATCTCCTATTTGGCAAGCACCAAAGTTCACAAACAACGATGCCCATTGAGAAGCATCAGCAAAGTGTGGACCAAAGCGGTTCTTGACTGATGCCACACGCAAGATACCTTGCGATGGATCATAACCTAACGTGAGTATCAACGCTGGTAACTGACTTACCTTGCCGTGGATAGCTCTTCGTGGTGGTGCCATCATAGGAGAACCATACTCTGATTGTTCTGATACGTGATGGAGTACTAAGACGCAAGCCTCTGTCTTACGTGCCATATCGTGCAACTCCATCATAATTGCACGTAGCCCTGCCCACTCATTGTCTGTCTCAGCAGATACATTCATTAGGTTATCTATGATAATCAACTGAGGTGCTACCCCATACAACTCAAAGTATGCCTTTATCTCCATCTCAATATCATCAAGAGACGGACTGGAGTCAAAGACCCATTGAATATGTGATGTCTTAGCTAAGTGTTCTGAATAGTAATTAGATTTCTTTTCAATGTTCCGTTCCACATCCAACTGACTGTGGCCCGATAGGTGTGCAGCAGCGCGAATCATTACTGTCGCTGTGTCTGTATCGGCGGAGAAGAACAGCGTTGGCACCTGAGCTTTGATGGCATAGATCAATGCAAACATTGACTTACCAGCGTTAGGTGCTGCAGCTACCATACATACTTGGCCACGACGAAACTTAATAGATTGCTTAACAAGATTCTTCCACACGTCAGGTAATGGTGTGGCCTTTGTGGTCACTCCACTCCAAGCGCGGGAAAGTTTAAGCACTCTTATCCTCTTCTAATTTAATGTTTCGTTGCCTACGAATAATGCGTCGTTCGTGTCCTGTTAGTCCACCCCAAATGCCGTGTTGTTCCTTGCGGATACCCCACTCTGCACACTCGGTAATGTGTTGACAGCTACGACAAATTGATTTTGCTGCTGCGATATTGATACGAACTAACTTGCCTTCGTTTTCCTGGTCAGGAAAGAATAGATCGCCACCTACTTGAGCACATAAAGGAACCTCAAACTCGTGCGGTTCCCGCATTTGCTAAGCCCAGATAGTTGAGCACTTATCTGTCGCACCCCTCGGTGCAGCACACATCCAGCCCTTCCAAGGGCCACGAGCAGAAGTACCTGTACGGAAGCTCATCACACCGTGCTTACAGCTTGGTGCCTGACCTTCGACGACAGCCAATGGAGCTGCAGGTGTTGATGCAATTGGTGTTGCATTGAATTGCTGTGCTACTGATTCAGCAGTAAGTGCTGGTGCTTTGCCACCGTTGAGTTCAGCATCGGTAGCTTTGATGAGACTTGAAACCATTGATAGATCAGTAAGACCTATCTCTAATTCCTTGACATCACTTGCGTAAAGATTGATAAGGGTTCCATTGCTTGTCTTGAAGTTCACTTGGAACTTTGTGTTTTCGTTTGCAGCCATTTACTTTCCTCCAGATTGTTTGATTGTTAACCGTAATGTTTCTGCACCTTGCTTAGTTGGTACGAAGCCAAGTTTAGCAAGTACTTCATCTTTGTCTACTGATGTTACTCCAGCTACCTTGTTCCAACGAACTAGGATACCTGTGTCTGTAACTCCAGCGATTCCTTCAAGGGCTGACTTTAGTGAGTCTTTTTCCTTTGTCAACTCTTTGATCTTCTCATCTAATTGTAAGTATTTCATCGCATTAGTTGAGGCATCCTTGTCTTGGATCAATACCTCTTCAGTTGCGATACGTTCTTTTTTTAGACCAACGCATCCCAACTGCCCACTTGCGTCATAGAACTTGCAGTAGTGTTTGCAGTAATTCTCTTCACGCTCTGGTTCTGGCGCTACCTCTGATGCCTTAATAGCCTCTAGCCAGCTTAGTGCCTCTAGTGCCATTGCCTCGTTGTAATCTTCTGTATGTACTTTGATATCCCGCTCATCACCATCACGTGCAATAGCAACTAGAGATACGCGCTTGACATTGTGACCGTTCTTAGCCAATAAATAGCCATAAGTCTGTACCTGCCAGCGTTGCTGTGTTGATGGGAAGTATGAAAGGTTCTTTACCTTACTTGTCTTCCAATCAATAACATCACCAGTACTAGGAACGAAGCAGTCAACGTGTGCCTTCATCCCATTGTATTCAACTTCTGTTTCAATGAGTACGTCTTTGTTATCTGCCAGTGATTCTTCGATAGCTGCGTGGATAGCAGTACCCATAATTGCTGCCAGTTTCATCTCGTTGTCGTTAGTCTCTGGCTGATCGTTCAAGCGATACCACACCTTACGACGGCAACCACCTAACTCTGATGGTCCAATCTGTACTTGTGTAGAACGTGAACGCTTTGCATCACCTGCACGTAATGCAGTCAGCAGTAGCTCTTTAGGATCTGTCACTTCTTATACTTCCAATCCACCCATAGTTCGAATGCTCTACCAACAAGAACGCCTACCATAAACCCAACTAAAAATGCTGTCATACTCTGAATGCTCCAGCTTCTTCTGCTTGTTTGTGCAACAAGAAAGCAAGTCTACACGCTTTCCACCCTTGCTCAAACCAATAGTGTGCAGCGTATTCACCAGTTGCAATAACATCTTTGAATTCGGGTTCTACATAATCGTATGTATTAAACTCCATAGTTACATCCTTTCCTGTACCACCAACTGTAAAGGCTTGTTAGTATTAGAGTCAAGAACCGACGCTATCTCAACAGCTTTACGGGCGTGTCGCTTGGCATAGGCTAGGTCAACATCAGGTTTGATAGCTGAATACAGGTAGCCAAGAGCAAGCTGACCCCCACTACCAATGCCATACGTTCCGTGATTTGCTTGGAAAAAAGAGAGATCACAAGCAATGCGAAAGATATTGCCGTTAAAAGCAATGAGATAATCGAAGCCACCATCTTTGTCCACCTTGTTGTAGTCGTAGTTGTTATCTGCAAATGCCTGGTTAATGCTTGGAATAATCTTACGTCCCATAAATTGCGCTGGGTCCTCACCTCGGTAGAGCGGTGGCTTCCAGTTATAGGCAAGGATATCTCCAGGGCGTGTATCTCCTGCAATCCCAATGAGATACTTTCCCACCTCAACAATCTTTGGCGTGGATGTAGCTAAGGTAACGAGGTTATCTTCGGTGATCTGACTATCAGCTACTAGAACAGCGTAGTCAATTCCTTCTACTCCAACGATTGTGGTCATTGGGCAAGGCTACACCTAACGGCGTGTCGTCGCGTTAGCGACACCCACAATGGCTACCATATGAGCCGTGAGGCGAATTACTGAAGCAGGGAGCAAAGCTCCTAGCCGTCCGTCTGTGTGGTTCCGTCTACTCACCCTGCCTAAACTCTGGTCTAAACATACCCTTCCTGAGCCTTTTGGGGCCGATCTGCGGGGTTTAGGACCTATCCACGTGTGTCCGTGTGGGTCGCAGGTCTTTAACGTGATGTGTGCCTTTGAGGATAACGAGTTGGTCTGGTGGTTCCTAGATGGTACCTGTGTAAATTGCGGGAACCTAGTGACCGTCCCTTGCCCAGCAGATGCAGAATAAAACGGGACAAAAAAAGAAGCCCACCCCTTTCGGGGTGAGCCTCTTCGCCTCGCAGTTACTTCTTACTTAGATCCGCGACCAAACTCTGTAGCCTTTGGGTCAAGCCACTTGAGTACTGGGCCTGCAACTGCAGCTACTGCTGCCATTGCTAGCTTCTTTGGGTCTGTTTCTCCTGCTAGGTATAGAGCAATTACTGATGCTATTCCTGCACGAAGATATGATGCGAGTACTGCCTTTGTCTTTGCGTTCATTTGTTCTCCTTCTTAGGTAAAGACTTAGGGAAATTAGCCTTTACTTTGTTGACTACCTTTGGCTTACCTAACCAGGCAAACCAAGGGGAGGTGTCATCTCCACATCCTTCCTTGATTGAGATGTGAAGATGCTTGTTGTGTTGGTTGATACCGTCATACTTGGATTCACCGTTCTTTGCAGACCAGATCTTTCCGTGAAAGATTAAATACTTTACGCGCTTGTCATCTTTTAACTTTTCAAATAAATCAAAACAGTCAACGCCATTGACAGCATCGTGAGTTAAATCAACTCCATACCCAGTGTTGTGATCTGAATTAGGATTCTGATTGATGTGCGCCTTGCTTGGTAGTAAGCCATCTGAGGCTTTCTTCCGAGAAGGAAATAGAGCTGTGGCCTGTCGAAGGACAGCAATAGCGGCAGGTGTGGCTCTCTTGGCAATAGGCTTCATCATTACTCATTTCTCTGCGACCAGTCGATACAGGTCATCTATACGATCTTCTAATCTCTTAACTGAATCCTTTAGTGATGAACCACCATTAGGCTTAAGTTCATTCAGGTAATGCTTTACTAGCCAGCGAACTGCTCCAGCAAAGCCACCGATAATTGTCATTACTGCAACAGCTACTGTTGCGTAGTCTTGTGCCTGCATTAGACCGTCCTAATGGTTACTAAGAGCAACCCACCGTAACCAGTGAATCGCTTATCTGAAGGGGTAGCGTTTCTAAAGTCCAGCTCTTCGATAAGTCCGATAAAGGACTCACCAGTTCTAAAGTCTTCAACACGGATAGTGTCACCAACGTTTTCAATGTTTTCTAATTGGCTCATACGAACGTATGCTGAGCCTTCATAGCCAACCTCTACTCCGAAGTGATCTGATTCGTGGTCAAAGCAAGACAATGGATACTGGATAAGTCTCTGACGTGGGATAGCAGGCAGTGCCTTGATCTGGTAACCAGTAAACAATGGTCCCTTAGATGAGTCAGTAGATGAGCGAGTCAAGGTAAATTGGAAACCAAGATACTCTTGAGATGCCTGTGGATAGTTAATGTTAATCTCTGGCACTGTTGCTTCCTGAGCAAAGGTACCAATGCGATAGAAGTTATCTGCATAGTCAATAGAATCAATGTAAAGTCCACCATTGGCAGTATCTACGCGAGCTTGCATCAACTTAAAGATCTTTAGTTCTAGTGTGTTATAGCGTACATAGCCAGTACGTAGAGATCCTTCTTCCAATAAGGTAGATTCTGATTGGACATAGATAGTTCCATCTACTCCATTGCCAGCGTTACAGAATGCTAAGCGACTGGTATCTCCCATAAAGGCAGAGGCAGTTGTGTAGTGACCAAGCGTATCTGCTGGGTCATACAGGTCCCAGGCATAAGGGAACTGAAGGTTACCTAATGGTTGACCCATATCTACACGGGTAACGCCTACCTGTCCATCAACACCAGATGCTGCCCAGATGTATCTGTCACGGAAAGCAAAGTCATAGACTGGTTGGGTTGATTCAAAGATTAAAGCTCCGTAGGTAATTGAACCATCAAGCTGACTTGCATCTGCCATACGCATACCCTTAGAGGTACCGATAGCCATATTGCCAAGGTAGTACGAGATCTTAAATACAATCTCACCTACCGGTAGTTCTGCTGCAGTGATAGCACTGGTCAAGGTAGGCATAGCACCTGAAGTAGAGAGCGTAAACTTATATATATTGGACTGGATACCTGAGTAGCCAGCAATGTAGATAGCTGCACCACTTGATGTGATGCTAGTAAATACGTGGTCTGGATCGTTGTGTGTATAAACAGCGGTAGGAAGTGATGTTGCATTAGATGAAAACTCATAGACGCTATCGTTGACACACAATACGATACGCTCTTTGGTGTACTCCATTACTGCGTTAGTTACAGTAATGCTGTTAGCACTAATCATTAGAGTTGGTGACACAGAACTATCATCAGATAGCAGCTTCTTGTAGACTCTCAGGCGTGGAGTTCCAGCGTTAAGTACGTTAGTTACCCAGTAGGCATAGACTCCATCATCACACAGTGCCTGCACTGGGTAGTCTGTGCCTGAGTTATAGTCAATGAAGTGGATAATCTCAGCTACGCCTGTACCTGCTGGGCTAACTGCAGTAGATGCCACTGTTCCACTTGTTGCTGTTGTGTACGTAAAAGTAGTTGTGGTTGGTACAGCAGTAATACGGTACTCGCCGTTAAAGGTTGCATCTACACCAGTAATGGTGATCTGCATACCAGTAGATAGGCCGTGTGCAGCACTTGTTGTCAGTGTTGCTACATTTGTAGTACGCGCCTTGTTAGTAATAGATACAGTGATTGCAGGAAATACCTTGTCTGCATCGTACTCGTCTACTATCATCACACCGTTGTACTCGTTACCATTGGTTTTCCATTGGATAGAGCGCATTAACTGCCACGGACGACCATTGGTTCTAATACCACCAGTAGTTACGTGCTGGCTATCGCAGGACTTGAGCAGTGTTGCCTGTCCCTTGGTCCAGACATCAATGCCCTTAGACTCTGTGTACTGGAAGCGCAAGCTCTCATCCTGGATAGGTTCAAAGAACTTGATACCTTGTCCATAGTGGAATGAAGATTGAGAACGTAGCCACCAACCAGTAAGCGTCTGCTCACCAGGCTCACGGCTCTGGTCAATCTGTTGCTTACGGTACTGCGCTGTTACGCGACGATAAGGTGAATCGTCACTGTTCAATAGAAAGAACGGTAGACCAGCGATAGCAACATCGTAGGCTTCACCAGTTGCTGAGTAGTTGGTAGATCCTGCAGGGTTGGAAAGGGTATAGACCAGACCCTCGGTAATATCATCGCCGTATGGCATCTACACTCCTTTAAGTTGGCATAAAAATATGAACAGTTTAGAGACTTGTTCAGGTCTATAAGATTAAAAGTTAAGCTGGAAGTTCTACTTCAACCCACGCTAGGGTTGCTTCGTCCCAAGTATAACGCTTGCCATCTTCTACTGGCATTGGAGTTGGAGCATTCCAGATGTAAGTATCAGCATCTAGTGTCCAAGATTCGTATGGCTTAGGGGCAGCAAATCCTGTACCGTCCCAAGTGTAACCAACGCCTGCATAGTTCTTATGCAATGGTCGTCCTTCTGGGTGCTGGTTAGCGTATGTATTGTAGGAAGTCTGTACCCACTCACCGCCAAGGTTTGCCTGACACCATTCCTTGGTGTCTGCAACGATTACCTGTGTGACTACGCCATCTACAACTTGTGCAAAATGTGCCATTTATTTATCCTTTTCTTCGCCATAAAGAATGGCTGTATTTACTAGTTTGACTTCGCGCTTTGTCATAATGCCACCCTTTTCATCAAGCTGAGACTTAGCTGTTGCTTCGTCATCTGCAATGATGTGGACTAGCATTGTTACTTCATATGAGAAGCATTGTGTTTGCTTTGTTTCTTTAATTTTGGTTACGTTATCTTTAGTCATTTGGATCTCCTTATACTGGGTAACGGATAATAATTATACCAGATCCACCAGCAGCGCCAGCAAAAGAGGTTGAAGTAGCACCAGCACCGCCACCACCTGAACCAGTGTTTGTTGTACCTGCTGTATTACTTGCACCGCTATCTATTGCAGCCATTCCACCACCGCCACTTGCAGATGTTTGACTTCCAGCAGCGGCACCTTGACCGCCGCCAGCAATGTAACCAGAAACTCCAAGACCTGTCGCGGTTAATGCGGCTGATAAAGCACCCCAGTTTGTAACTGTATTTGTACCTGCGCCACCGAAACCATTAACTCCAGATGATCCTGTGCCGCCAGCAGAGCCAGCACCACCGCCACCACCAGACCAATATCGTGAAGTTGAATTTCCTCCTGCATTTCCTTGGCCAGAAGTTGCAGTTCCGCCAGTTTTTGGAACGCTCTCAGAACCAGCACCGCCGCCTGAGCCACCATTACCGCCATTGTTTGCAGCCCAACCACCATAACCACCACCTACTGCAGCAGTTAGAGAAGCAAATTGAGAGTTTGATCCGTTTGTTCCAATAGTTCCCGCTGGGCCACCTGCACCACCAGCGCCAACAGTTACAGTGTAGTTAGTAGCAGTAAGTGATTGAGAAGCAAATCCAATAACACCACCTGCACCACCACCTGCTCCGTATGTACCATTTCCACCACCTCCACCGCCACCACCTGCTACTACTAAAACATCAGCAGTGATAGATTGAGTTGGTGTGAATGTTCCTGATGAACGGAATGTGTGGTACCAATAAGTACCGTCATTAGTAACTGTTCCACCAAATGCTTTGGCTAGTGTGTATTGAACAATGACAATACCTGAACCGCCTGCTGCACCGTTAGTAACATCAGCATAACCGCCACCGCCACCACCGCCTGTATTTGCAGTTCCTGCGCTAACCGCAGAAGACCCACCGCCATTACCGCCGCCACCAGTACCACCAGCACCGCCAGTTCCAGGAGTTCCTCCTGATCTTCCTGCGCCGCCGCCTCCACCGCCTGCATAGGTAACAGATGAACCAGAAATAGAAGTAGCAACACCAGCACCACCAGCGCCGCCATTAAGAGTACTAGGAACGTTTCCGCCTACTGCACCTGCACCACCACCGCCAGCAACGCCCTCATCTGTTGAGGTATTTAACGCTACGCCACCTGCAAAGCCTTGGTTTGCAGTGCCAGTTCCATTTGTAGTTGTTCGCCACATAGCACCTGCACCTGAACCACCATTACCTGCGGGGCCAGTTCCTCTTGTTGCACCGCCACCACCGCCTGTTGAGGTTATTGTAGAAAACACTGAATTAGAACCAGCAGAACCATTTGGTCCTGCAAATCCAGTTCCATTAGCGCCACCTGCTCCAACAGTTACTGTGTAAGCCTGAGCAGTCAAAGATAAAGGTGTCTCTAGTGAGCCTCCACCGCCTGTTGCAGTAACAGTTGAGCGAAGACCACCTGCTCCACCACCTGAGCCATACTGTCCTCCTCCGCCGCCACCACCAGCGACTACTAAGTAGTTAGCAGTCAATGCCTGTGTTGGTGTGAATGTGCCTGAAGAAGTAAATGTGTGAGTAAAAGAATAGTTACTAAATGTAATTGCTCCACCAGTTGCTAATGGTGAACCAGTGTAGAAAAGACCAGATGAAGTAAATGTATGATAGTAATAACCACCTGATGAAACTACTGTTCCGCCGTAAGCCTTTTGTGTTCCGCTTAAGTAACGAGCAATGACAACACCTGAACCGCCAGCACAGTTTGCATCGGGTGCTTGGTTTTCCTGTGTTGCACCACCGCCACCGCCTGTGTTTGCAGTACCTGGTGTGTTATTTTTTGATGGTTCATAAACTGTAGAGCCGTTTCCGCCACCACCTAAACCACCTGAACCACCTGATGTTGGAGGGTTAAAGTAAGATGAACCACCGCCACCACCTGCATAGTAAACAGTACCTGAAACATTTTGGCCTGTACTAGTTGCTAATCCCCAAGTTGAGAAAGCAGTTGTTCCAACACCACCATTACCTCTGCCTGTACCAGAAGGGCTTGTTCCTGCAGCTCCTGCGCCACCACCGCCACCACCAACATAGTTTTGGGTGTTTATTGCGTTTCCGCCAGCGTTACCATAAAAGGCAGTTGCACCTGTTCCAGTTTGTGTTGATGCACCACCTGATGTAGTACCACCACCTTGACCCATACCACCGCCTGAACCACCAGAAAGTCCTTGACCACCGCCACCAATCGCAGCAGTTAGCGCACCAAATGTGCTGTTAGTTCCGCTGGCGTAACCTGCTCCGCCCGCGCCTACAGTAATTGTATAACCGCTATTTAGGGGAATTGTTGTATTACCA